ACCGTGGCATTCTGTAATTAACACTGTAAATAAAAAAGTAGCATGTAAACCGATTGAATTAAGAAAATCATTTAACGAACAAATTCAATTATCAACATTTTCTAATAAACAAATGTTAGAATTAGAAGTTTTATTTGATAATGAAAACAAACAGTTTAAAAAAGGTGATAAAATTTATTTATCAAAAGAATTAGAATACAACGATCATGCAATGTGGTTAAAGACTGTTTATGTTGTAAAAGAAGAGCCTTGCATTTTTGTTCCCGAAGAGTTTATATACGTTCATGAACGTTCTTGATGATTTTAAAATTATTTTGGTAGGGGATTTGCATTGTAAATCTTCTAATATAGATGAAACTAAAAAAATTTTTGAATATATATCAACTGTTGCAAAAAAACACTCAATTAAAGATGTTTTTCTATTGGGGGATCTGTTTGATTCTCATGGAATTGTACATTTACCTGTTGTATATTGTTATAAAGAAATTTTTGAAACATATAGTGATTTGAATTTTTTTTGTTTAGTTGGTAATCATGACTATATTGTTCATGGAAATAGACGACATCATTCTTTATTGTATTATAAAAAACAATCAAATGTAACAATCATTGATTCTAGTGATAATAATTTGTTTTTATATAAAAATAATTCAATTGATTTCGAGTGTATGCCCCATACGAATAAAGAAGATTTTTTTGAATTAATTAAGAAAAAGAAAACAGATATACTGCTTTGCCATCACACTTTTTTAGGAGCACAATATGAAAACAGTTTTATTGCTCCAGATGGAATTGATTCAACATGTATTGATTATTTAAAAATAGTTTCTGGGCACATTCATAAAACACAAAATGTACAGCAGGTATTTTATACTGGAACTCCACGATGGTTAAGCAAAAGCGACGCAAATCAATCAAAAGGAATATGGCTATGGGACGGATTAGAAAAATTTAAATTTTTGTCAACAGGAACAGTGTGCAAAGAAATTTTTTCTATTAATATAGATGAAAGTTTTAACTTTGATTTAGCAATTGATGCTAAAAATAAATACATATTAAATGTCAAAGGTGATAAATCGTTTTTAGAAAAAGTGTGTAATATTTACAAAGAAGGATGTGAAATAAGACATATTCCTATTGACTCAAAAAAAATTACAGTTAAAGAGTCTGATGGATTAGAAAAATCTTTAGAGAATTTTGTTAAAAACAATTATGTGCCTAGTTACAATATTGACAATCAAGAATTATGGAACATAATTGCGCAAAGGTTGAATAATGAAAAGTGAGTCAAAACAAAAATTAAAACAAATATTTGAAATGCAGCTAATCACACAAGCAATAGATCCAATTGTTATGCAAAATTTAACATTGATACCACTGGTTTGTTTTCCTCAAGCAAAAAATTGTGAAGTTTGTTTTGACGAAAATAAGATTGTAATAAGTTTGTTTAAAAAAAATGGATTATCTGGTATGTTTTTGAAAATATTTCATAACAAGAATAATTCAACATATGAAAAAAACTTAAGAGATTCATATGATTTTTGGTTGCAAAATATAAAAATAAAACCAATTATAGAAATAAAATGGATTTAAAATGACAAACGAAAAAGATGATAAAGATTTGGCAATACAATTCATCAATCAAGCATTTGATATTAGTCCTCAAAAAAATCAAAATGAATTAAAACCTGAAAAATCTTTTGATTATAGAAATTCAATTAAAGCAGTTGATGAGATTGCAAAAAATATTGAATTGTCTATTGTTGAGAAAAAAGAATTAGACAAATTTTTGAAAAAAAACGATTTTAGTGAATTGATTGATTATCCAAAAGAAGAAATTTTAAAGCATTATATTCAAGGTTTAGAATCGGTAGATATTGTTAATATTATTCCAAATACAACAATAGGGGGTATTGTTTATTTAAAAACTAGTGAAGAATGGCCGAAATTGCGATTAGATTTTTTAAATAACTTAGAGTATAATGCAAGTTTTAAACTTGCATTGACTAAACATAGATCTATTACAATGTTATCTACTTTGATTAATTTATGGCATGACAAAGTAGACAAAGGAATGTTTGAGTTTATTACTACCGGCGATAAAGCTAAATTGCCGCCAAACATGACTATAAAAGGATTTAAAGATTACGAAAAATATATAAAGCTATTAAAACAAATAGATGACGTTTCAGGTAAAATGAAAACATCACAAGATATAAATGAGAAATCTCCTAAAAAAACATCAGTTTCTATTACAACTGAAAACGTTATTTTGGATAATAGTAAAAAAGAATATGTCGCAAATTTAAATAGCAATAATGATTTCAAAAACAAACAAAAAGAAAGTTTTGATTTTTTTCAACAATTAGAAGCAGAAGAAAAAGACAACCATTGATGTTTTAAATGTATATTGAGATAAAATAGATCCATTTGTGCGATTTTTTTTATTTGTTTTGAGTTTTATTTGTTCGTTCTTAAAAATAATGGTATAAACTACAAATGGGCAAAAAAAACATATTAGATAATGCAACAAAAATTCAAAATGAAAGAGATTTTGAATTAAAAAGAAATTTGTTAATTCCTTGTGCAACTAAAAAGCATTTAAATCTTTGGTTTAAATTTTATCTAGATGTTGATTTAGCTGATTGTACCGTATCTAGATTTGCAACAACAAATCCCATGGATGCTGCTTGGGAAATTTACAAGCATGCTCTTTATAATGAAACAGATAATCCTTTAAATATTTTGTTAATTGCAGCACGTGCAAGTCAAAAAACTTTATCAATGGCGGCAGTAGAATTAGCTATTATGCTTCACGATAGAAGAGATATATTGCATTATGCTGCGGCTGAAAGTCAATCTAAAGTAGGTTGGGCTTATTTGATTAAATTTGCGCAACGTCCTTTTGTTAGAGATTTATTAGAAACTAAACCAACAAATGATAGCGTTATTTTTAATATACCTAATTATTTAAACGAATCAGAAGAGCCAAAACAGGTTACTGGTAAAGTTTTGTCTATTACACTATTAAACGCACAAGGACAACACGCCCCTTTTGTTTCTGTTGATGAATTATTGACATTAGCGCACGATAAAAGAAAAGCATATTATGATTTATCAGGTGTTCCAGTGTCTACAAATACAGGAAAACCTTATATACGTGCTGAAATCTCTTCAAGAAAGGGACCATATTCTGTAGTAGAAGAAAAAGTTGCACAAAAAGATAAAACGGGTTTACTTGTAAAAACGTGGACAGTGTTTGAAAATCAAAAAAGATGCCCGGATGAACGTTCAGGTACAAAACCTATTGTTTTTTATGGAAACCCAGAAAAAGCCTTAACTTTAACAGTTGAACAATATGAACAACTAACTGATGTAGAAAAAAAGAGTTTTTATCGTGCACATGGCTTTGATAAATGTTTGGAATGTAAAATATCTTCATTTTGTTTAGGAGATGCAAAAAAGCAAATATCTAAATGTAAGATATTAAATCCAGTTGAAAAAACCATAACAGATTATCACAATACATCTTTAGATTTATGGTTTAGCCAACGAATGTCAATGAAACCGTCTCCTGAAGGTTTAGTTTTTCCTACTTTTTCTATAGAAAAACATGTAAAAAATTTGAAACAAATATGGGAAATTTACTTAGGGCATGAAATAAATTCACCATTGCCATTAAACAAATTAATAGAAAAAATGAAACAAGATAGATGTATGTTTTATTGTGGCATAGACCATTCAGGGGGAACATCACCCTATGCTATAGTAACTGTTGCAGTTGATTCAAAAGGTAGAGTTTTTGTTTTAAATGTTTTTGGTAAAGTGGTTGAATTTGATTTAATGACTCGTGAATTGCAAAAGTTTAATAATTTTTATGATTATAGATGTATATACCCTGATCCAGCTTCACGAGATAAAAATGATTTGCTTAAAAAATTAAAATTCAGAATAAAAGATCAATTTACAAAACAAATTTCAGCAGGAATAGAATTAATTAGAACAAAGTTAATGGCAGCAGATGGCACTATTTCTTGTTATTTATTAGATGAATCTACAGCGTTCATGCAAGATGAATTTACAAAATATCATTTTAAGGAAAGAAGCGACGGGACATATGCGGATGAACCAGAAGATGATCACAACCATTCATTAGATGCATTAAGATATATTTTTCAAAATATATTTATTCATAGAAATGGTGAATGGATGATATCGGTTGATTCATCAAATCTAAATGAAATGAATGAATTCAATAAACAAGAGAAAGAAATTGTTGATTATTGGTTTAAAAATCACGTTAATAATCTTTTAGAAGATAGAGGATTATCATCTGGTGGAAATTCTGAAGATAATGTAGATGGATATGTTTTTTTAGATATTTAATGTTTTTTTGAGAAATGTAGACTAATCTTATTGATCTTGTTTGTTCTTACACGCTATTGGACGCTGCTGACAGCTAAACGATTAATGCATGAGTATTGGAGGTATTGTGGGCAAAATAGTCACCTTTTTTAATCATAAAGGCGGGGTAGGTAAAACCACTTTAGTGCATAATTTAGGCTATATTTTAGCAGATAAAGGATGCAAGGTGCTGCTTATTGATGCCGATCCACAGATGAATTTAACTGCGGCCTTATACGGACTCTCTACAAGCATTGAGTACTCAACCGATGCAGATTCAAAATGGAGTGAAAACATTGAGAAGTATATTTCTTTATCTGAGTATTTAGATGTTAACCTAAAGCAATCACAATGTAATAAAACATTTCTAAGTATTCAATCAAAACAAGCCAAGGAAGGACGCTTGGATTTGATTTCTGGTTCGATTAATTTGTCTAATACAGAAGCCGATCTCTATAGCATTATTAAGCTTAAAAATGATTTTACTAACGACATACCGGGCAAGTTTGAACAATCTATTAGTAAGCAAAAAAAGAACTATGATTTCATTTTGATTGATACATCTCCAAGTGCTAGCAGTATCATTAATGCTATGATTATGATGCTCACAGATTACTTTATTGCACCTGTTTCTCCTGCATTTTTTTCATTGCAAGCGATTGATAACTTAAGTTCTATTTTTCAAAATTGGATTAGGTTGCTGGGTGATTACCAAACTACAAAAAATCTTAACGGTTTAAGTTTTAAACCTAAGTTTTTGGGACTTGTTGTTCAAATGGCCAAAAGATTTAATGGCGGTGGTTTAAAAAATGAAATGAACAACACCGGTGAAACTAAATTTTCCAAATCTACCGAAAAATGGATAAGTGATGTTAATCATAGTGTAAGAAAGTTTCAGCAATTTGCCCTGCTTCGCAACATGGCCATCACAGAAGACGAATTCAAGCAGTTATTTGAAAAATCGGATCCATTTATTATTCAAAAATGTTGTGATTTTACGCCGCAGTTGCGCTCTATTGCAGAAAAAGCAGGTGTGCCCGTTGTCCACTTGACGCAGAAACTATGCGACGAACACAAAGATTCTACCAGCACGGTTGACCTGACTAAAGAAGATGGACAATACAAAATTCTGTTTGATAGTATTTTATATTCTTATAATTCAATAGCAGAGGGGTTTATTAAATTGCTTAACAGCAAGTGAATATTCTTTTATGAGATTTAACAAAAGCAAAGAAAGTAGCAACTTAATCTTGGGTATATAGATTAAAATATTTAGGGGAAATATGCCAACGTTAAATTTGCTATCCAGCGTATTATCTTATGATGATAATATTAGTAATATTGTAAACAATAATCCATACAAAAGAGTTCCTGATTGGTCTACTCAGATTTATGGTTTGTCAATTAAAAATCCACAAGCATTAAAGTATACAATTGCACCGAAAGGTTCTATAACTTTATTTGACGGAATTCATTCTACATCAATAGATAATACAACCGCATTTAATTTAACTTTTATTTCTGGTTCAACATATAGACTACAATATGCAGCAGGAACTTTGCCTATATTTAGAACAAGCAGAACAATAGGAAGTGATGCAACAACGGCATTTAATGTTACTATTAATAATAATAGCGTTGTGACATATAGTCATTTTGCAGGAACAGCACCGAATTTCGCATCAGTGCAAGTAGGTGATACATTATATGTTTCAAGTACTTCTGCATTTAATGTATTAAATGAAGGCTATTTTACGGTTATTGGCAAAACAGCAACAAGTATAAGTATACAAAATCCTCTTGCTGCGGCTGAATCAAACATTGTCTTAGGAATCAATTATGCTACAGATTTTCAATTGTATTCTTCTGGCAATATATTAGTAGGCGATACTCTTATCATTTCTTCTGGTTTTAGTTCAGTTACTTTAGGAAGTTATGTTGTTACAGCAGTAACCCCTACTTTTGTTGAATTTTTGTCAACAAATCCATTGCCAAATGAAACAAATATTTTGCCAGGAATAAACGGATTAATTTTTTATAATAATGCTAAATTTTATTTGTATATAGAAACTAATCAAAATTGTGTTTTAAAACTAAATAATGATAATGCAGATAATGTATTAATAGAGCCAGCAATTCCTGATTTGAATGGAACCGCAGGAGTTCATGGTATATTTACAAAAATAGGCATGTCCTATAAAGGAATTTTGATCAATAATTCAATTAATTATTGTGATGCGTTTGTTTTTATGGCAGAAAAGGTATAATTCATGACAACAAAAAACAACAACGAATCCAATAATAAAGAAATGCAATTTGCAGAAATAGAAATTGATATGCCACAAGAAAAAGTGCATCCTCTTTCTAAATCCATTATTGGTTTGTTAGAATCTCGTCAATTATACAATGATAGAAAAAATGAAATAATTCCAGAATCGAAATCATATAATTACGATCCAAGTAATGTTGCTGCATATACGGGTTTATATCGTAAAAGATTTGGATTGTTGCCATATAATGTATCTAAACAAATGGCAGAAAATAATGAGTTACTTTCAATTATTTTAAATACAAGAGGGAATCAATTATCTTCTTTTGGACAAGTACAAACAAGTAGATATGACATTGGATATAAAATAATATATAGAAAACCATCTCTAATAAGTAAATTATCTCCTGAAAAAAGATTTGAAATTGATTTTAAATTAAACAAGGTTAGAGATTTATTTTATACATGTGGTAATTTTGAAGATTTGCCATATTGTGATAGAACAACTTTACCTGAATATTTACAAAGTTTAGCAAAATATGCTTTGTTATATGGGCATGTAGCTACTGAAATTGTATATGATGCTAGTGGTAAATTTCATAGTTTTAAATTGGTAGATTCAGGTACAATATATAAAACTCCATTTTCTGGAATTAACCAGGTAGATAGGCAAAATTTAACAGCAACACAAGCTTATAAGCAAATGGAAGAAGCGTATAAGCGTTTGCAAAATTTATCAGGACAAGAACAAATTCGTTTTGATAGATTGGATTTTGATCAATTGAAAAATGGTGAGTATGCGTGGATTCAAGTGATTAATGAAATTCCACGTATGGCTTTTAGAGATAAAGAGTTGCTTGTTCATAATTATTATCCCTCGCCAAGTATAGAATATGCAGGATATCCAAGACCGCCAATTGATGATGTCGCTCGTTCTTTAACTACAAATTTAAATGCAATGATGCATAATCATTTATTTTTCTTTCAAGGCAGAGGAACTAAAGGCGGTTTGTTTATAAAATCAGATCAAATAAACGAAAATATATTAAATCGTTTGCGTTTGCATATGCAATCTTCAATTAATAGTGTGCGTAATGCATGGCGAATGCCTGTTGTTGGTTTATCATTACAAGATCAAGTTGATTACGTGTCCTTTGAACAAGGAACAAGAGATCAAGAATTCATGTATTTAAGTGAAAATACAATGAAAATGATTCTCTCTGCATATTCAGTTGCCCCAGAAGAAGTAGGCATGGCTTATTTAAGTAAAGGAATTAATGGAACTCAATCCTCTTCTGAAAGCAATAATGAATATAAAATAATGGTAGCAAGAAAAGCAGGATTAGAACCGCTTTTACGCAACACTCAAGTTTTGATGAATAGAATTTTATCTATAATTGATCCAGAATTATATGAATATTGCACATTTAAATTTGTGGGTTTAGATTCTGAAGATTCACAAAAAGAAGTTACACGTTTGCAAAACGAAATGAATGTTTTTTCAACAATGAATGATACTTTGAGAGCTGTTGAAAAAGAAGAAATACCAGTAGCAGGAAATATACCACTAAATCCGCAATTTCTGAATGTGGCAAAAGAAAACGTGCCAATGAATGTATTATTGTATTCTTTTACAGGAAATAAATCTAGTTTATTAGATCCTAGTTTGAATTTTTATCAAAGCGGTTTTTGGTTTCAATATCAATCTATTTTTCAAGGATTGTTGAAATCAAAAGGACGAATCAAACAAACGCTCGAAACATATACCGAAGAATTAAAAGAATTGTTTTTAAATAAATTAAATGAAGAGCAAACACAATCAGAACAGAAATTTGAAATTGAAGATGATTCGCTTCTAGAGAACTAACATGGAACAACAAAGTAATAGTAAAGAAGATTTATTTTCACAAGATTTTGACGTGCAATTGTCGCAGATTGTGATGAAAATATTTTGGCTAGGTTATTTATCAGGCAAACAACAATTAGAAGACGATTATGAAACACAAAATAAGCCATTGAGTTCTATGATTCAAACTTTACAAGAAAAAACTTCAGAATTAAAAGGACAATTTAAAACAAATGAAATTGAAAGTACTTTAATGAATGAATTAGAGAAAAAAGAAAGAGAATATGGCAAAGCTATAAATATTAACCATAAGAAAATAAATAAACAACACGATGTTATTGTAAAACAAATGTTGGATAGTTTAGAAAAAGAAATGAAACAAGTAAAAAGCGAAATAATTTCCAAAACAAAGAAAAATGTGGTAAAGTAATAGTATGATTATTTTTATTAAAAATGTAGTTGTGTTCTTAATGGAAATGGCCTCTAAATCTTTTTTGTTTATTAAAAGCAAATTTAATTTTTTAGAGATAACTTCAGAAGATTTAGACGATAAGTAAAATAAAGATTTAAATGATTTATAAATATGGCAAAAAATTTTTTATTACCTGGTACTCAAAAAATAATCAATAGTAATATAGATTTAATTTTTGAAAAATTAAAGCAACGTTTGCTTGGTGGTTTTTATGAGCCTAAAATATTTATAAATGAAAATTCAGATAAAGTACTTAGTTTACCAGGCCTATATACATCTGCATTTTTAAATGCAAGTTCTAGAAATAGACCTGATTTGTCAACCGTTCAATCTTTGGCTTCTGTAACAGAATCTTATATAGATTCAGCAGCAGAAAAAATGAAAGCAAAAGCGCTTACCTCCGTTATTGAATCATTAAAAAACGCGTCAATGTCAGAAGATTTTAATTACGAAAAAGAGTTAAATAAACTACTATTAAATATATTTGACCAAACTCATGGTGAAACAAAGAAAATATTAGAAACTGAATTGCAAAGAACAAAAACAATTGGTTTGCAAGATGGTATTTTGTCTGCAATGCAAAGCCATGGAGTAGAAGACCCTACAGTTGCTTTTATTACAAGAAAAGACAAATTTACATGTAAATATTGTAAAGAATTTTTTTTGCAAGATGATGATATTACACCTAAAGTTTATAAACTATCAGAACTAAGCAGCGGATATTTAAACAAAAAAAATCCATCACCAGTGTTGCCACCTGTACATCCAAATTGTTTTTTATTTGGAGACGGCAGAGTTTATACAGATAAAGGATTTAAAAGAATTAGAAATATAACTTTTAATGATCAGGTTTATACACACAAAGCGCGCTTTAAACCAGTATCTAACACATTGAATTTCATAAAAACTCCATATCATGGTAATTTTTATGAAATAAAGCCATATATTGGAAGTGCTGAGTCGGTTTGTGTTACTCCAGATCATAAAGTTCTTACAAATTATGGAATGGAAAAAATTTGTGATATTGAATTTAATAAACACAAATTAGTCAGATTGGTTAAAAAATGTCTTTATTGCAAAGAAAAAATTACATATAATTTTCCGAAGCTTTTTTGTTCTGCTAAATGCAGAGATAAAGTTTTAAACAACATGGCAGATTATATAGATTTACTACATGATAAAAAATTAGAATTTGAAGAATTTTCAGCAAATGATTTAATTACTTTGCATGAAAAATCAGAACCAACATTTTTATATGATATAACAGTAGAACAAGATCATAGTTTGATATATAATGGATTAGTTACTCATAATTGCAGATGTGTTATGATTGGTGTTTATCCAGGATTTGGGTTTAACTCAAGTGGTGGACTTGAATATAAATCAGTTGGATATGATGAATATTTGCATCAAAAAACTTTAAAAAAAAATATAAATGATATAAGTACAATATTTAATCATGATTGCAAAGACCATCAAAACAAAGATTTATTGGACTGTTTTGAATAAAGCTTTTTGGCGTTTATGTAGAGTTTTTTGGCTTGAAGACAGCCATATTCAAAAAATTTTAGAATTAGATGATGAAAACTTTAAAATAATAAACGAAAATAAAATATTGCCACATACAGAAAAAAATCAAGCTATTGTGGATAAATTGTTGAAAATTTATTATAACTTGCAATTTTACTATGGAAATAGACGAGATATAATGTCTAGTTATTTTCATGTCAAAAGACAGTATTTTAACAATAAAACCTTAATAGAGTACATTACTGAAGATTCTTTGATTAATTTCAAATTAGAGTGTATTTTACAGTATTTAAAATTCAATATTTGGAAATAATCTTAATCTTTTTTTTCAGGATTATTTTATGACAAATTTAAATAAAGGCTTACGGCTCGGCGGAGTATTTGCTTCTCAAACCATAGATAAGAGTGGGGAAATAATAGATATTAAAGGTTTAGATATTTCTGCTTTAAATAGCGGAGAGTCTTATCTTAATAGTGAGCATCATAATAATAACTTTAGTAATTACTTAGGTAGAATTGTGCATGCTAAGAAAATTTTTAAATACGAGGATTGTGAAAGTGAACACGAAAAAAAATGTTTTAAAGAAAGTGGTGAAGTTCCTCTTGTCTATGGAATTGCGGAATTATTTAATGATGAAGGGCATTCCGAAGCAATTAGTGCCGCTTCAATTGTAAATCATTTTAAAAAAAGAAATTTACCTATTGCTGCTAGATTCTCTATAGAAGGTGACACTTTAGATAGAGATAATGCCAGTATAAAAAGAGCTGTCGCTAAAAGAGTTGCACTTACCATGTCTCCGTGCAATGATACGTGTGTCTCAGATATTATTCCAGAATTGACAAAAAGTGAACAAGCAGTTTATGAAAAAATGGCAAACGAAGTTTCTAAAAATATTTTATGTAAAGGTAGTTATGGCACTGTAGATGTTTTTAATGTTGAAAAAAATATAAACAATATTAAAAACTCACTAGATGTTTTTGAACAAGAATTAAATGAAAAAAAACAAATTCTTAGTAAATCGAAAAACAAATTAAATGCAGCAAAGTTGTTTTCGTATAATTTTTTAATTAATGATTATGGAGATTGACATGAAACACATCCCTTTATCAGACAGAATAAAACAACAAGCTATCAAAACGTGGGCAGAAAAGAAAGCGTCTTCGTCAAATAAAAAACCAACAATAAATAAACCAGTTCAACAAAAAGTTCAAAGTGCACAAGCTGTTCCTGGTATAAATGCTCCTATTAAAAAAAATACTGCATGTAAAAAAACTATAAAATCAATTTTTAAAAAAAAGAAAGTCAATGATATTAAAAAAGAAGAAGCTGCAGGTTATTATCCTGTAAATTCTACTCAACAGCTTCAATCGACAATGTATTCAACAGGAATAAAAAAACCAAAAAGTAAAAACTATAAAGTGTCACAAATAAAAACAATAAAAATAAAGTGAGAAAATCATGATTATTTTTTTGATGTGTTTTGTTTTGCTGAATTTATATCCTAATAATATTAACATAGATAATACAGAAGATTTTGCAAAATTGTATCTAGAAAACATTAAAAACAAAACAATGCGCGCAATATCAATAGTAGAGTCTAATGATGGTGAAAATACAAATCATTTAATTTTACCAAATAATCAGTTTGCTATAGGTAAATATGGATTAATGCCACAAACAATTAAATATATTATAAAGAGTGATGAAAAATATGCAAATTATCGATTTTTACTCAACTATAACAATTATAAATTAAATGACTATTTGAAAAAATATCCACAAGTATCAAAGCAAATAGCTTATACTTATTATGATTTTATAGTAAAAGAATTAGGTACAATAGAACCTGCCTATATTGGTTATGCTTGGTTAAATGGCCCAAATAAAGCAAAAAGAAAATTGAAAATAAATTTGTCTTCTCATTGGCATGTAAGAAAAATCATCTCTGCATTTAATTCGTGAATTTCTAAAAAAACCATTTTTTTCAAAAACTTAATCTAAGGTTAGTATTTTAAACTTTTTTTAAGGAGACTGAAAAATGGCAAATAGTACAGCAACTGCTTTTGCAAAAATGCGTGATTTGAAACGCAACTTGGTGTTTAAACTTCCAAGTACTTACGTTTTTACTGACAGTGTAGATGTTAATGGGTGTCCTGTTTTGACGATTAATCAGGATAACACTCCTGCAACAACGGAACAAAACGTTGTACTCAGGATTAAACCAGAAAGCTTGATTTTTGTTAATTCAATTGGACAAGTTCAAGAAGATTTCGCGCCACATGATGTTGAAATGGTTGTTGAAACTGGTGCAGCAGTAAATACAGTTTATTTGAATGCGACAAATTCAGCTATTTTGCATACTGAATGCGCAAAAACTGGTTGTATTTTTAAATATTATTTAAGTGCAAACGGTGCGGTTCCTGCTGTGTCTGATTTTACTGCAGCAAATTTAAAACTTACACTTGATCCAGATATTTACAATAAGCTTACAGCACAATAATTTTCAAAGAAAGGAATAACATATGTCAAACAAATTAGAAATTAAAGACTTTGAACAACTGATTTTAGAAGTTCAAAAAGAATATGATAATTTGCAAAAATCAGAAGCTAAAATGAAAGAAGAAGTAAAAGAAGAAGAAATGAAGAAAGAAGATGTAAAAGCTGAAGAGCCAAAGGCAGAAGATAAAATGCCAGATGTAGAAGAAAAAGAAGAAGAGCATGTAGAAGAAGAATTAGAAGAAGAACTTCATCATCAAAGTATTGGTGAATTGGTAGCTGAATATATGGGTTTGGATGAAGATGATTTAATGGCGCATTTGATTGCTGTTAATCAAGCTTTTGCAGTTAAAATGAAAGCTGAAAAAGAAAAAGAAGAAATGTTTGTAGAAGAAATTATGAACAAAAATGTTCAAAATGCATTGACTTTAGTTAAAAAGTCAAAAGAACAATTGCAAAAAAAAGAACAAAAAAGTTCAGCTAAAGAAGGATTGTTAAAGAAAGAAGTGGAATCTTTAAAGTCCCAAGTATCTACTTTGACTAAAAGTCTAGAAAAGATTTCTTCAAAAGCCCAAAGTCAAGCAATGACTGGTAATAACTTTTTAGCAAAAAGCGAACATGTTGTGGAAAAAACTTGGAAACGCGATGAGTTGATTAAAAAGTTAAATGAAAAAGCAAAAGATCCAAGCTTATCAAATGAAGATCGACTTAAAATCACTAAATATTCTTTAAATCTAAAGCTTGATGACGAGCTTAAAGCATTTTTAAATATTAAATAGTTCATATAATCATAGGGAGACTAAAAATATGTCAATGGATTCAATCAAAGAAAAACTTACGTATATCATGGAAGCACTCAATAATAGCCGCTTAGAAAAAGGTCTAGAGGCAGGCTATCGTGTAGGTAATCCTGGTGGATTTACACAAGGTGCGGCACTTCAAATCGAAGATTTGTCACCAGTTATGTATACGGCGACTTATCAAGACAAACATTTGTTTTTAACAAAACAATTAACAGAAAAAAAAGCAAAATCAATGACGGTTGAATATAATCGTCAACTAAGCTATGGCACTTTGGGTAGTTCTGCTACATTAGAAGTAAGTGCAGGGCAAGATAATACGCCAGATTTTCATCGTGCGTTTATGCCTATTAAGTTTTATACGACAAATAGCCGCACTAGCGTTGCTTTAACTAAAGTAGAATCGTTTGATGGAATGGATAATGAAGCACGAAATGCAGAATCTTGTGCAAAAAAGATTGCGGGCGATATTGAATTTGATATGTTTCGTGGTCAAGCAGACTTTTCAAACGGTGGTTTGTTTGATGGTAATCCTGCCGCAATTCCTGCAACGATGCCAAGCATGAGAGGCCTTGACGTTCAAATTCGTCAAAGTGATACGGATTTATCTACACAAGATTTGATGATGACAGAATACGGTGCAGGAAATTCTAATATTGTTCCTGTTGGTGGCGTTTTGTCTCAATCGAATATTGAAGATATGCAAAAAAGAAGTATTAATAATTATGGCGAAGCCAATAAACTATATTTGGGCGTAGATGAAAGAGTTGCATACAATAAACAATCGCAAGCAAAAGAACGAATTATTTTAGCGGGCACGCCACAACAAGCACAGGGCGCTCAAATTAATACGCAATGGGTGACAAACACAAACGTAATGATTCAAAGTTCTGTATTTTTGCGTGGCAAAAATAGTCCGCCTGTAAAAACAAGTTCTTTAGCTCCCAACAATCCAACAATTGCAGTTGCTCGTGCTGTTGATGGTACGACTTTTGTTGCAGGTCAAGTTTATTCTTACTATGTTACTGCACAAAACGAAGCGGGCGAAAGCACGGTTGGTTCTGCAATTTCTAGTGTAACCATTGTTGCGAATGGTGATTTGGTAAATATTACAATTACACCTGCGGCAGGTAATGCTGCACGTTGGTTTAATGTTTATCGTTCTGTTGGCACAATTGGCGCAACAAATAAAGCTAACATGAAATTTATTGGCCGAGTTGCAAATTCTGGTTTAGCTACGACAGTGTTTGTGGATCTAAATGGTAAAGTCCCTGGTTCTTCGACTGCATTTTTACTCGATGAACAATGGATTGAAAAACATATGTTGGTACCTTTTGAAGCCTTGAATGCAGCTACTATCGATACGTCAATTCGTAAGATTTATTATTCTTTCGGTTGTATTACTGCAAATTTACCACGTACAAGTGTTTTGGGTGATGGGGTTACTGGTTAAGTTCATATTTTTATTTCAAACACTCCCTGCCCTATAAAACTTTCAATACAACTAAATCCACAATAAGAAATACTACTTTTAATTCCATCAGATAATTCTTGGACAATCTCTTCTAAAGATTTTAACTTTGTTTGATCTATTGAAAGTTCTTTGCCTTCTATGTTTTTTGTTTTTTGATGCATTAAGTTTTTTGCAGTTTTACTCGCTCCCCCGTAAAATATTCCATGACCTGTATCGTTGCAGGCAGCTTCATTTGCGTACGAAAACATAGATCCTATCATTACATAGTCTGCACCTGCAGCAAATGCCTTGGCGGCATCTCCAGGTTCTTTTATTCCACCATCACTAACTAATTCCGCACTTCTAAAAACACCATCGTTGTAAATTTCATCAACTATTGTTATTTGTCCTCGTCCAATTCCTGTATTGTTAGTAGTTGAGCAAGCTGCTCCGTTTCCAATTCCAGCACGAATAAAATCAGACCCGACATCTTCTAAGAATTTCCAGCCGCTCAACGTATGAATATTTCCAGTAAAAATATTATTACATTCGTATTTTTTTAATTCTTGCATGCAATCTTTAACTTCTAAATGAAATCCATTTGCAACATCTAATAAAATACCAACATTATTTTCTTTTAATACATCTATGTTTTTTTCTATTCTGCGCTTATAATCATGCAAACCCACACAAAGCCATAATAATGATTTTGTTTTAAATAGTGTTTTATTTTCAATTGCTATTTGCAATAACTCTTGTTGTTCTTCTACTGTGCAAAAACGATGTATAGGTAAGCTGATGCCAAGTTGTGCAGCTTTTTTTACAAATGAATGTCCCATAATTGCAGACATTGGCGCTGCAATTATTCTATTGTTATTGAATATAATTTCATCTCTTGATTTTATGATAGTAGGTTTGATTGATAACAAATTGACATCATTGAAATTTATTGATTTTTTTGACGATATTTTCATTTTTTTCCTTTAACAAGTTAGCTACTAATTGTGAATTTCTATAAAATGGTTCATTTAAATGGACCATGTCTACGATTGTGTGATAAAATGTATCTATGAAATTTTTTTTATCATCAGAGGTATATTTTTCTAATATTTGTTTATAAAAAGATTCCATATTGATTACTAACTGCATTAATCTAAAATGAGTTAATTTTATTTGTATGATATCAAAAGGTATTTGAATATAGTATTTGTGAAAAATTACAGCTAATAATTCATCTGGAATATTTGTTTGATTTTTTATTTCGTATTCAGTTGCCCCCTCTAATAACATTTGCTCTGCAATTTCCATTTTTGCCATAAATTGAAAAACATGATTCTTTGATAAATTTAATTTTTTTATATAGGATTTTATTGAAGAAAAATAAGGGAAAAAATCAAAGTTTTTTTCTTTAAAAATCAGCATAAAATTGCTGAAATCCATCTTTTTTTGTTTTTTTATAATCTCTTGATGAATTATTTGAGTTATTTCTTCGGGTGAAGGTTGTAAATTCATAAATACATTGATAAGATACCATCATTCAATTCTGTTAACAAGATAATTAGACGTTGTTTTTGATAATTTTCTTCTTTTTCTAAATTTATTAGATATTCAAGTTGATCTGTAAGCATTAAATTTGTTGCTTTTTTTAGATTTTCCCAAAAAATAGTTGGAAACCAATATTGAATTTTACCAAAATTTATGTTTTGATTATTATTAGTTATGATTTGGTTAAAAAAATCAATATCAATTACACTTATTCCATGTAGTTCAAAAAGACTACTTAATGTTGAAAAATATTTAAAACTAACAATTTTTCCGCTAAAATATGTAGGAATAATTAAATATCCAACTGTTTCATGCTTATCTATAAACAACTGTTTAAATGAAAAAACTTCAAAAGATGAATTTTTAAAGGCTATTTCAAACATTGTTTTTTCTCCAGTTTTATTTCAGCTAAGAACTTAATAATTTAAAAAGGAACGTATGTCAAATATTGATAATAAAAAAACTGTAAAAAGAACTTCAATTATTGGAATGTTGGAAAGTTTTGAATTTGGAGACATTGAATTAAACAAACAATACAATATCTCTATAAAAACAGAATTAGAAAATGAAACTTTTGCAAGTCAAAACGATTATTGTTATTTTTTTGACAATCAAGAAAAAACAATGTTAAGTTTTTTTAATGGTAAAATCATTGAGTTTTTTTATAATTCAAATAATGAATTAGACAGTTATTTTAAAATACAAAAAGAGAACAAAGAAGAATTGATTATAGATTGTGATTTTTTTTGTAACGAGATAGATGGATTTAAAAGACAGATTTATTTTTATTTATGAAAGGATGATATTATGTCGTGTGGAAATTCAATTAATGGAAATAAAACGTGTGCTGCTTGGATGGAAAATTTTAAAAATATAACAACTGATTTTATTAATACTAATCAAACCGAAGCGCAACTAAACTTAGAAAGACAAATAAATTTATTTTCAAATGATTCTTATCAATCAAAAAATGAACTTTGTTTGGATGAAAACACTGGTTTATATAGAAAGCCAAAAGATGAATTTTGTAAAGTTACATCTGAATTGCAAAAAAATGGCAAAATAATCGACAAAAAAACCAATCAAATTTTGGATAGTTTTTGTAAAAAACCTTAATTTTCTAACCAAACAATAATACGCACATCTGAAACTTCTTTTTTGTTCTTGATTTGTTTTAATTTCTTAAGAGTTATTTTTGTAAACTCTTTCAAGTGACTATCAATAAATTTTTTTGTTTTTTGAGTATGTTTTTTGTTTTCAAAAAATTCAACCAATTCATTAATATTGTAAGAATTATGGTATTTAGTGAATCCGCCACCGTAATTTTTTTCATAATCTATGAGCAATTTTACAGGAAAGCAAACATCTTTTGGAATATCATAAGAGTATTTAATTGGTTCAATTAAATTTTGATATCCTGTTAATATAGCTGCAAGTTCTGTAGTTTTATGTTTAATGAAACAGTATTTATCAGGAACAAAAAAGCAATTTTTATAATAAAAATCTTGTTCCCATAAATCGCAAGAAATCCATTTTTCATTTACGCATTTTTCAACAAAAAAATACATTTGAAAAGTCATAAGCGATGCATAACATAAATATTAAAATAAAGCTAAATATTTTTATGGCATTTTTAGCATTTTCATGAAATTTGGTTTTTCCCAAAATAAATCGGTGTGAGCATCATTAATTGTACTGAAAGTAATCCAAATACATTCTTCTAATGTTTCTTTTTGTTTCGCAAATCCAGCATTAAATCGATTAATGTAAGTAAAAATCCTATATGGATGTTGCATTCCGTGATAGTACTTTACTATTTGCTGAATTTTGTTTTTTCCAACAAAGTAATCAAGCTGAAATACTGGCATTATTAACTATTTATTAGATAGTTTATTACAAGTCAATAATAAACTATCTATAAAGCTTTAATCTCTTTTATTTTTTATCGCTGTTATTGTTTTCATCTGTGTCTGCAGATTGATTTAGCTCTAAGCTTGCCATTGAAAGCAAACGTTCTTCTAAATCAATGCATTGCTTCATCAATGCGTTAGACATTCCTGTAATCGGATAATTCAGTTTTATTAGTCCTTTTAAAAAATTATTAAAATTGTTAATTTTTGTATTTACTTCATCGTCATAATGTCTAAGAAGCGCATTGTATTCTATCTTTTGCATTTCACCCTCATTGTTTGACTGTTTTTTTTTCTTTAAAATGTGCCTGGGTTTACACGTTTTTATACATACTCCTTTGTTGAATGTTATTAACTGCTATTAAAAGTGTTATATAACGAAAAGTTCAAAGTCAACCCCTTAGGTATTTAAAATCTGAATTGCGCGTAAAATTCTTTTTTTGACATTTACAGTAGAGGTTGTATTTTTTTGTGCCGCCTCTAGAAATACAGAATCAGTTGATAGTTCCATAATCTTATCATAATCAATGCTGTTAGTAACAATTGTTTTTGTTTTAAACGCATTTGTACAGGTTGCAACAAAAACAGATTCAAATAAAGTCAAATTAAACTTATCGTTGCGTATAAAAGCGTTTTTTGGCAATTTCTTCGTTGCCTGTAAAAAAGATAAAAACAAACATTTTATGTAATTGTTTTCTTCATCTGTGTTTGATTGGCTTTTTTTGCTATAATTGTTTAAAAATTTAATCAATGAAGGGGTATATTTATCGCCCCATTCCAACAAAGCAAAACCGCGTAAAATTGTTTCAATATCTTTTGTGTGAAATTCTGGATTTTCTAAGCAAAATAAGCGTCTCCATTCTGGTTGATTATTTAAATTGCTTAATGTTTCAAAAAATCTAGAATAATATAAGCTCATTCTTATTTCTTGTGGGTGTAAATTTATTCCACCAGAATTAAGTCTATGAAATATTTCAAATACACATGAATCATCTGCATGTATTTTATTTTGCTTAATAACAACACAACGAATCGGACTTAATTCAAAAGTTTCCTTATCAATTTCGCTTAAAGTTTCATATGTCAAATTTTTAAACTTATTTGGTTTACCTAATACGTTATCAGGTAATTTGAGTTTAAACGATTTGAAATAAGTATCATTCTGTAAAAGTTTTTCGGAAACATGACCAGAATCACATTGTTTTCTTAATTCCGCTCTTTTTTCTTTTACAGGAAACATCATTTTCATAAAATAATAAATAGACATCAACCTTTGTTGTCCATCAATTACTAAATATTCCTTTTTTTCTGTTTCGTATAAAAATATTTGAGGAATTGGCAAGCCTCTTAAAATAGATTCTATTAATTTACTTGCTCTTTTAATGTCCCAAACATAATTTCTTTGAAAAGGGGGAATTTTCAAACTTCCTTTTTCTATTTGTGAAAAAATGGTTGCAACATTGAAATCATTAGGAACAGATGTAATGTCATAATCTTCAATTTCAAGTTGTTCTTGTTGATTAAAAAATTCCTTATTGTTTTTATTAAAAATTGTCTGTTTTGTTTTTGAAGTTTTTCGATACAATCCTGCAGTTGTATTTCGTAAACTTCTAGTAATCATTGGGTAATTTTGTTGTTCATCATTGTTAATTGCAATCATTGTCATATTAATATCTCCATTAAAATTTTTATCTTGTTTTTTTGTCTTATGTGTTTCAGCGAAAAAATATTTTATCAAAAATATAGCGTTTTGTATTTCATCGTTAATGCTCCTTTCTCAAGCTTTTTTCATCATTTTGTTTAACTCGTTTAAAAAGCTATTTATCATAATTAAAATAAAAGTCAATAGAACTAAATGTTTTTTGTATTATTGATTATCATTTTTAGTTAAATGTTTTAGAGCTTTTTCTAAAAAAAGAAGCATTCTTTTTGTCAATCGCAACAAAATATAAATCAAAAGAATTAATAGTTTTTTGAAAATTGTATTAAATGGTTCTATCGTTACAACAATAGAAAACAAAAGAAACAGCAAAATTCCATAGAGTTCTTTTTTCATTTTGCGCTTCTAACATAAAAAAGATAGACTTTACAATAGAAGTATTACAAGTTTTTCTTGTGCATTATTTTTGACAAATGTTTTTTATCGGATACAAATAAAAAAGGGGCTCATTTTGTGAGGGTGAAGAGCCCCTTTTAACCCAGTAAGGCAATTAATATTATATTGTTGCGATTAATAATGTTAATTATCTACTGAAATTATAATTAGCAAAAAAATAATATTTGTCAATAGGAAAAATAAAAATGCAAAAGAATAATTTTGAAAATAGCTTACTATTTGTAAATTCTTTACGAACTGATAAAAAATTGCAAAAAATGCATGATCAATTTTTAGATATGGCTGTTTCTTTTATTGTGCATCATGTCAATTTTAAAAATCTAACAAACAAAACTATAATAGATATTAGTAATTACCTAATACAAAATAATTTTTTTGCACCATGGATTGAAATGTGTACGTGGGAAACAAAATTTATGTTATTATCTTGCAATAGTTATTTTTTGTGTTATCTACAAGTAAAGAATAAAAAAGAAAACATAATAGATGAAATGTGTAGACAGTATTTGATTTTATCAGCCTGTGATTTTATAGCTGATAATAAACTATTAATACAAAAAGGATAAAACAAATGAAAAAAGAAACATTATATGAGTTAATTTTTTGTGGTAGTTTTTTTTGTATATGGGCCATGTATTTTATTGTAACAACATAATTAAAAAACAGGTTTAACATATTCTTCGTTAGATGATACATAAACGTCTACAAGATTTTTTGGTATTGTATAACAGCTGCACCTTAAATTATAACCTAATCTTTACTTTAAATGATACCTATCTTAAAGCTTTGCAAAATGAACACCAGTGATGAGACAAAACTTGTAGTTAAAGTGCAAAATCAAAATCCTATTGGTTTATTGGATTTAACGCTGTCATTAACAAATTTAAGTTTGCAATATTCTCGTTTCTTATCAAAAAGTGGTTGTGAAATAAACAAGTATGAAGATCAGCTTTACGTAAAAGACGTAAAAGAGTTAAAAAATGGTTCTGCAATAATTGAATTAATTGATCAAAATAAACATTTAATCACTGATAATGCGGGTTCTATTATGCCTGCTATTGTTGGTATTAATTCTATTGGAAAATTTCTTGAATACTTAAAAAACGCATATGATTATTTACTAGGAAAGAAAAAAGAAAAACCAGAATTTTTTCCGGACAAAAAAAGAGAACTCGAGCAACTAAATGATTTGGTAGGTATTACCGCAAAAGATCCAAATTCTACGATACAGTTCTCAGTTGTACAGAATGCGCAGACTATTAATAATTACAACATCACCTATCAAGAAGCCAATGCTTCGCAAAATGTCTTAAAATCGTTAATGGCAAAGACAATATAAAATGCTATAAATCACGGAATTCAGGGCATACCTCTAATGACAAGAAAAGTGGATAGTGGGTCAGTTTTGAATATTTTTAATTGCTAGACTTGTGGTAATTACCAACCATCAAAAAAAGGTGTAGGTAAAAAAACTTCTTCAATTAAGTTTCAATAAAGCTCATGAACAATCTACGATATCTGGATGCGTTGGAATTGTTGTTTATGTTAAAATAGAGTCCGTAACTTGGTATCAAAAAAAATCGTTTTTTTTAGAGAAGATGATCAAGCTAACACGGAAACAAAGAAAATGCTTATTGGCATTAATCGGATTAATCTAAATAAAATTTAGGGGACTTATATACTTGACGCACACGAATTTTTAATTATGGCTGCTTCAAAAGCAGATGGTTTGCTGGATTTTTTAGGTTGGTGTTTGATTTGGGTTTTCATGAGCTCATGTTATTTCATAAAAAGGAAGGGTTTTGATATAATTCTCCATAAATTCCCAATCAGGAATTTCATTTTTTTCCGGCAAAGATATTTTCATTTGTTCGGTACGATCTCTTTTTAAGACGCGTCCAAATGAAAACTTATAGCGTTCCCTTTTAAACATAGTAACCAAAAATATACCTATATACTCATTGATTTTAGCTGCTGCTTTTGGTTTTAAGATATTTACATTATTCGTAGCAATAAAAGGATATGGTTGATAAAATGCAACTCCTACACTCGCTTGGCCTGTATTTCCTATAGTAATACAATTTCCCGGATACAGGGGTTGTAAGTCTTTAGAATAGTGAGAGAATCCATTATTTATTGTAATCGCCGAAATAACCGGAGTCCCCACATTAAGATTGTTGGTTTCTACTGGTATATTTAATCCTCTATATACTTCAAAATAATCTTTAATTATGAAATCTCGCCAAGTTATCTTCTCAAGTTCTTCACGTTTAACGTTGCCATCGTAATTTTGTGAAATGAAATTATTCAAACCCTTAAAATCGCCTTTTAAAGCCAAAAAAGATAAATATTCCAAAGCACTATCTATAAACATGCGCTTTGAGATGTCGTGAGTATCGATTCGCAAATAAGCCTCTGAGCACCACTCATCTTCAGGGCTAACCAAGTGAGTAACACTTAACCCGGGTATAGATTCACGATTTCTATATGAATCAAGCCACTTTTCCCTAATAAGAGACCAGTTATTACCTTCAACACGTCCTTTGTTCTTCCGTTTGACAAAACCATCGTTTTTCCAGCGCCCAAAATATGTTTTGTAATTTTTTGAATGCGGTTTTTTTGCAGTGAAGATCATAATACATGAGACAACACCTACATTTGAGTTAAAAAACAATTCATCTGGCATAGATAATACAGCCTCTAAAGTATGTTGTTCCATCAACTTCTTTTTTAACTCTAAAGCTGTCCCTTTTTGCGCGAGTGCCGTAGACATCGGGACAATCGCGACACATCGGCCACCTTGCTCTAAGCAGTCTAAATTATTGAGAACAAACTCAAGCTCATTTGTGTCGTTTTTTTTATCTGATTTATAAGGGGGGTTTAAAAGGCCGATAGTTGGCTTCTTCGCTTTGATGGCTTTTGTAATTTCATCATCAAAACAACTTCCATTGATGATGTTGGTTTTACCATCTTGATGAATGTACATATTAGAAACCGCTAACGCGAAAATATGGGATTGATATTCGATTCCTATAAGCTGGTTGGATTTGATTTCTGAGATTTTCAAAAGATCGCCCTGGGCGTCTTTTATCATTTTCTTCATTGCGGCAATTAAAAAGCCGCCCGTCCCAGTGCAGTTGTCTAAAACGATAGAGTTTTTATCAACTTGTGCTAATTCCGTAAAAAGTTCCGTAATATGCGGTGGAGTTAAAACAATGCCTAGACCCTTATCGCTGTTAGCATAACGCAGAAATTCAATATACAGTTGCCCTAACACATCAAAATATTCATGGGTTTTTATAAATTGGTTTATATTTTCATCAATTTCTTTGATTAATCCGACTAATACTTTTTCTTTTGTGGACAGCGAAGTATCAGTTCTAATAAACCCAAATTGAATGTTCAAATTGTGTAGTTTTTGTCCCGAAATGTTGGCCTCTTCTAGTTTTTCCGAGACCGTTTTTGTTAAAAAGTCTGCTAAGCTTTTGGGAGTAGATTTTTTTTCATATGAAGATTTAAAAGCCTCATCTTCAAGAGCTATAAGAATACAACTTATTAATAAGCTCCTTTGGCTTTCAAGAATTTTATAACTATGAAGTTTCTCATTTAACTTCTTCGTAAATTCTAAAAGTGAATCATAATCTTGCTTGAATTTTTCTGGGCTTTTTAAATAGCCTTCTAAATAGTCATCTGGTGAGAGAAGTCCGTTCCCAAATATAGATATTGCTTTAGTCTCATTTTTCAAATGAAGAAAATGAGAGACTTTTAAAGATTGTTTTGTTTCTCCGCTAACAGCAACAGCTAAGACATCAAACTCTCTGGATAGAAATGATGCGTACAACAAAGCGCCATCTACGGCAAAATCCGAATACTTGTCTTTGGTTGAACTTTCGTGTTTAGAAATGTCGGCTTTACATTCTACAACCACAAGGAAATTTAAATTCTTCTTAAAAGTAATTAGAAATTCTGGTTTTCCTTTTCCAGAACCTTTTTTGGAAGCATTTTTAAGGAGCTTATCAATTCTAAGATCGTCAGAAATCTGTTCTTCAACGTGAACAATATCTTTGAACTTTTCAAAATGAGATCGAACAATACTTTCTGTTTTTCTTTCATTCATCATAACTACACCTGAGCCGTTTTTTTGCTAACCAGGCAATATTTTATAAACGTTAATATTTAAAAATTTGATAACTTTCTCTCACTTAAAGATTAAGTCCTTACAGGTCAATCTGCTTTGAATTCGCCAATTATTAAGCCACAATGTTTCCCTTAATTAGGTGTAGCGGCTACATAATACTGGTTTTATCCAATGCTTGGTACGAAGTGTTTTTAGGGCAACCATAATATGCTCGCTACTAAACATACGTTTACGCTCGTTCCAATTATGAAATTGATTAACAACTTGGTCTGCATTCAACACATTATTATCTTTGGTTATCCAATAAACTGTGGACAATAGCTCCATTCCGTAGGGCGTCTCAAATCCTTGAATAAGCTGGGTGACTCGTTCCAATCGCTCATTGGTTGCAGGGTGATTTTTGAGGTAAAGCTCCGCTTCTTGAACAGCGTTGGGCTTGAGTTCTAAAGGCTTAGTCAGATCATCGCCACCATCAAGATAACCACTGATATAATGCCCTTCAATATAGTTGAGCACATGCCTTAGGTTTTCAGCATATGGTCCATATATCGCTTTTTTAAAGTGGAGCTTCAAAGGCTCGCCCGTCTCTTGCATAAAATACATGAGCTTTTGCAACTCGAGCAATGTAATCGTTGGATCCATCATGGCGCTTAAATAACGACGCATCAAGGTTACCAATGTTGCGCAGCCGATGGTCATTTCCGGGATCTGCCGTTCTGCAAAATTTTCTTTATTTAATGATGTGTCCATGGGGTCTAGGTTTTAATGTTTTGAATTTCCGCTGCTATAAAAATCGTTATGAAAACTTTCTTTATCGCCTAGATATTCCTGTCCATTTTCAAAAAACAATTTGTTAGAACTTTGTTTGTTGTTATCTTTATATACGTTAATCTCATTAATTATTCCATTCATATGATAAAGTTCATAGTTTCCTTGTTTTAAACCTTTGTCGTCAACGTAATAGCGTTCTTTTAGTTTAAATCTATGTAAATCCCAAAATGTTTCTGTTAATATTAATTGCATAATTTGCCTTTGTTTTAATTAATTTCGCTGTTAATTAAGGATCATTTGGTTCTTGTACTATTTGATAATAATCAAAGTCATCCTGAAGTTCACTGTGATTATATTCTGAATTTCCAATAAGCCATGCAGCTAAACATTCATCATAAACAGCCAACTGTTTTTTTGTTGGATATTTTTCATTACAATGTTTTCTGTACAACCAAATATTTTTTCTAGGTAAAACAACATCAACATTTGTAATATACCATTTTCCTGGAATTCTTTTTTCATAAGTTGGAATCCAACATTGACCAATGATATTATCAATTGGTATTTTTTGTTCTTTATCGTGTTTTTTTATAGTTATAGTTTTTTCTTCACGAACAAAAATAATTCCATGATTATTTTCATCAACAAGATACACTTCACAGTGTTCAGGTGGCCATGTTCGTTCTTCTTTAGTTATTAAAGTTTTTTCATCATTTGTTATATTCATTTTTATCTCTCTGTATTGTTAAAGGTGTATTAATGTTTACTTTTTTTATCACAAATATTTGTTTCCATTTGTAACTGATTAATAAAATTAATAAAATCATTAGCAGAATGTTTATTCGCTGGTATTTTATTCATGATATCGCTTTCATTTTCACTATGCATTAATCCAAATACGTGCCCCATTTCGTGAAAAAACACAATGTCTATTTTAAAATAAACACACTGTCCAAATTCTTCATAATAACAATCTGTTAATTTATGTCTAGAGATAAACACGTCATCATCTTCAAAAAAAGTAACCGCGGCTGCTTTGTCTATTCCGTATGCTGCCGCTGATTTTTCAGCTAAAATATTCATAACATCAGATTCTAATATTTGAATTTCAGAAATTCCATTGCCAATAATCGCTTCTTTTGTTTTTTCTACATGTTCTAAAGTTACCGCATCACAATCAACAAGAGCATTAAATTTATTTGCGCTATCTAATAATAACATTTGTTCATTTTCAGAATTTGAATTATAATATTTTAATTTTATTTTTGAAACACCATTGCAATTAATGTTTGTTAGCAATATTAATAATGTAATTATATTTTTTAAATTCATTTTTATCTCTCTCTTTTTTTTTTCAGCGTTTTATAAAGTAAATCTATCATAGATTAAAACGCATTGCAAATAAAGTGTGTTATTTTGTTTTTTGCTGTTGCTGTGTGCAATAATAAAACCCAGAACTTTGAAGTCCTTTGCTTAATTCAAAAAGATTCCAATCAAGTCTTAAGCCTAATTGTTTTTCTGTTTGTTTGTTATATTTGAAATTATATTGATGTTTATCAAGTGCGTTTAAAATAG